CGTTGGGATGAAAAGAAAGATAACGAAAGTATCAGACGTTATGTCATTGACGAGAACGCAGATATGGCAGAAAGTTTAAGTAAGATTGTTACTATGGAATATATGAGATAAATTATGACTATTGAAAAAAAGTATTACGAATATCTACACATACACGATATGGTTGCTAATATTGTATCTCAAATGTACAAGGACAACTGGCGTCCAGACTACGTTGTTGGACTTACACGCGGCGGATTGATTCCAGCAGTTGTTATGAGCAACGTTTATCATATTCCCATGGAAACACTTAAGGTTAGTCTGCGTGATAGCGATACTGAATCCGAAAGTAACCTGTGGATGAGTGAAGATGCGTATAACGGTAAAAACATTCTTATTGTAGATGACATTAATGACACAGGTGCTACATTAGATTGGATTATTAATGATTGGCAAAGCACTTGTCACCCATCTGATGAGCATTGGTCTAATGTTTGGGGTAACAATGTGCGCTTTGCTGTGCTAATTGATAACTTGAGCAGTAACTTTAGTCGCACTGTAGACTATTCAGCAAAAGAGATTAACAAAGCAGAAAAAGACGTATGGATTGTTTACCCTTGGGAAAGATAGGTTATTATGAAATTAAAAATTAGTGAGATATTTTATAGTGCGCAAGGCGAAGGACGCTTTATTGGCGTTCCGTCGTTGTTTCTGCGTACATTTGGCTGTAACTTTACCTGTGGCGGGTTTGGTATGCCTAGAGGCACAGTCAGCACAGAACGCAATGTAATCAAAGTAGAGCAATATAAGAACTATACCGATCTTCCATTGGTTAATACAGGCTGTGATAGTTATGCTAGTTGGGATCCACGCTTTAAAAGTCTAAGTCCATTATTATCCATAGACGAAACAGTTAAGCAGATGTTAGATGTTGTTCCTAATAACAACTGGCAACAACCAAATGGTAATAACGTACATTTAGTTATAACAGGTGGGGAGCCGTTGCTAGGATGGCAACGTTCGTTTCCTAAGTTGTTAGCACATGATGATATGTTTAACTTGCTTAACTTAACATTTGAAACAAACGGCACACAAGAATTACATGATGACTTTGCGGCATATTTGAAACTATGGAAAAGACAAGCACGTGAAATTACATTTAGTGTAAGTCCAAAGTTAAGTGCCAGCGGCGAAACTTGGGCCGACGCTATCAAACCTGAGATTGTAGCAAGTTATGAGAAAGTTGGTACAACTTATCTCAAGTTTGTTATTGAAACACCTAATGACTTTGATGAAGTTGATCGTGCTGTGACAGCGTATAGAACAGCAGGGTTTACTGGTATGGTTTATGTTATGCCCGTTGGTGGTGTTGTTAGTGTGTATGATGGTAACAAGTTCCATATCGCAGATGAAGCAATGACACGTGGTTATTATTACAGCCCAAGATTACATGTTGATCTTTGGGGTAACAGTTGGGGGAAATAGTATGTGGAATAAAATTAAAAATGTATTAACAAATATAGCACAGCCCGAAACAGGCAAAGTTGCTCCTATAACCGAAGGCAAGAAGCGCACACAGGTTAAAACACCTAAGGTTACTAGTACGGATCCAGCGGCTATTAAACCTAAAAAGCCACGTGCTAGTAAAAAGAAAGTAGTAGAAGACCCAGATAAAAAACTTGCTACTAAAAACGGTGAACCTTGGGTAAAGATATTAAGTATGGATTTAGATCCCGATGATCCAGGTAATGGAGCATTTGAATTAGATTGGAATGATAAATTTGTAGCCAACTTAATACGTGCAGGATATCAAGGTCGAACAGATGCTGATATTGTAGACAATTGGTTCAAAGCAATATGTCGCAATGTAATCACAGAAGCATACGAACAGGACCAAGCTGATCCCGAAAAACGCAGTAATCGACGTGATTTAGGCAATGGTAGAACAGAAATATCTTGACAACAACACCAAATGAAAGTATAATGTTTACATGAGATACTTAATAGTAGATGCAGCAAACACATTCTTCAGAGCCCGACACAGTGCCCATCGTCAAAGCGATACATGGGATAAGTTGGGCTTTGCCATTCATGTTACCCTAGCCAGTATTAACAAAGCATGGCGTGATCAAAAAGCAGATCATGTTATTGTCTGTTTAGAAGGACGTAGCTGGCGCAAAGACTTTTATACTCCGTATAAAGCTAATCGAGCAGTGGCACGTGCGGCTAAGACAGAAGCAGAACAAGAAGAAGAACAAATGTTCTGGGACGCTTTTGATAGTCTTAAAACATTCTTAGCTGAAAAGACTAACTGTACTGTGCTACAACATGGTAACTTAGAAGCTGATGATTTGGTAGCAGGCTGGATACAAACACACCCAACTGACCATCATACTATTGTATCAAGTGATACAGACTTCTATCAACTGTTAAGTGAAAACGTTAATCAATATAACGGTATTGCTGACGAATTGCATACACTTACTGGCATCTATGATAAGAAAGGTAAGCTGGTCTTAGATAAGAAAACTAAAGAGCCTAAGAAGATTCCAGATCCTAAGTTCATCTTGTTTGAAAAATGTATGCGTGGTGACCCTACAGATAATATCTTTAGTGCTTATCCTGGTGTGCGTACTAAAGGCACTAAGAACAAAGTAGGCCTAGAAGAAGCGTTTAGTGATAAAGATCGTCAAGGGTATGCTTGGAATAACCTAATGCTACAACGTTGGACTGATCATAACGGTGATGAACATCGTGTGTTAGATGACTACAATCGTAACGTTACTTTAGTAGACCTAGCGGCACAGCCCAAAGAGTATAAACTTATGATAGAAGAAACTATCAAAGCTAATGCCCAAGCATTAAATCGTCCTATGGTAGGTGCGCAATTCTTAAAGTTCTGCGGCAAGTATGACCTAGTTAAACTAAGCGACAATGCCAGCAACATGGCAGAATGGATGACGGCTAGTTACCCTGCGCAGGCAGTAACATTGTATCATTTAATTAATTAGAAAGTAAATTTTGATAGATAAATCACAGAAGTTTTTAGCGTTAGACTTAGAATTAAACCAACCAAGTGGTAAGATCATTCAGGTTGGTGTTGCCATCGGCAGTGCAAATGATAAGTTTGAAAATTATATAACTAAGAAATGGTACATCGATCCAAACGAACCAATTGATCAATTTATTATCGACTTGACTGGTATTACTGATCATGATATTAGATTAAACTGTGTAAGTCATGCTACAGTTGCACGTGAACTTAGTGACTTGATCAAACAACATAACACTTGGATCAACCCAATCACTTGGGGTGGTGGTGACAGTAGAGAATTATTAGATGAGTTCTGCAAGAACTATGTCGACTTCCCACACTTCGGACGTCGTTGGATTGATTGTAAAACTTTCTATACGTTTATGATGTTTGCTCGAGGCAAGAACCCCAGTGGCGGACTTGCTAGTGCTATGGGCACATTCAAACTACAGTTTAAAGGTACAGCGCACAGAGCAGACATTGATGCAGTTAATACTCTTGCTTTATTCTTTAAGTTCTTAGAGCGACAACGTGGACTTGAAAACTTACTACATGATGCTAAAGTTATATAGTTCTTTTATACTAGCCATTATCTTAATTGGGTGTGCTACTCCGGAAATAACCAAACTCAGCGAGCAAGACTATAAGGTTGTGGGTAAGCTTCATAAAGAAGAATACGATGAAATAATTACCATAGTCAAGCAACATCCTAATCAACCATTGAATTTTTATGTTACGTCAATTGGTGGTACTAGTGAAGATTTGTTAGATGCTATGGATACAGTACATCAACACGGGCTAGTCAATTGGTATTCAGTAGACTATTGTGACAGTGCCTGTGCTATCATGGCCTTAGCCACACATCACGCTAATGGTGAGTTCAAACTACATTCGTTCTATTCTCGTAGTCATCATCAAGTACTTGCGGCGCCAGGGTACAACGAACGTATACTAAAAAAGTTAAACTCGTACGGATACGACACAGATCGTATACATCATATGTTTGACAGTGTAGAACAGTTATGGCCAATAGTTATTGAAGATGGCAAAATAATTGATTGACTTTGAAACAAAACCTAAATATACTATATAGATAAGGAATGATTATGGCACACGTATTTGATAAAACATTACAAGTTATAACAGAAGAAACTAAACAAAAAATGAGAGATTCACACATCAAAAGGAAATTAAAATAATGGCACATATTATAGATAAGTCGTTTGAGTTTTGCTATGGTCATCGGGTGCATACCCAGACACTAAATGGCGAGTATGCCGCTGATTTGAAATGTGCTTGCCGCCATTTACACGGGCATGAAGGTAAGATGCAGGTGTTCTTAAAAAGCCCAACTGGCGTTTTAGATCCAACTGGTATGGTCACTGACTTCCGCCATTTAGAATGGTTGAAGAAATGGATTAATGAATACATTGATCATCAGTTTATGCTGGATGTTAATGACCCATTGTTTGGTCAATTAATTGGACCTCGTACAATGATTCCTGTGTACATTCCAGAAACAGATCAGTATGCTGGTAGTATACTTGATTTGAGTGACTTAGAACCCAACACACCAGAATATGAATACTATGAAGGCTTCTTTATTGTAGACTTTGTTCCAACTAGCGAAAACTTATCAAGTTGGATGGCAGACCTAGTAGATGCTAAGATGAAGAAACTAAATGTAACAGTAGATCGCATTGATTGGTGGGAAACTCCTAAGTCACGCAGTACTTTTATTAAAGGTTAATTATGACTACTACTGTCTTTATTCTACTAGCATTGTTCGGCATTAAACATTTCTTAGCAGATTTTTTGCTACAGTTTGACTATATGCTACGTGAGAAAGGCATCTACGGAGCAGAAGGCGGCATACATCATTCAGCTCTACATGCTGCGTTTACTTTTTTAATCTTAGTGTTCTTTTGCCATAGTGCCAATGATGTTATTGTACTTGCTCTAGCAGATGGTGTTATACATTACCATGTTGATTGGGTAAAACAACAACTAAACCGAGGACTTACCACAGCCAATCATATGTTTTGGGTATGGATGGGTGCTGATCAAGGTCTGCATTACTTAACATATATAGGAATTATCTATGTCGGAACAGTATAAACGCTTTTGTGAATTTGAAAAAACCTGCGCAGGTGCGGCTAATTGTGATGGACCAACTCTTACATTGTTAGCACGAACTATTGTAAAAAATAAATGTTGGGTTGTTGAGAGTGATGGTACTAAGGTAGCCACTATTCTTGCCAACGAAGGTAGCAACGGAGTTACATTAGTTCACGATGGTCAAAGAGAACGGTTTAGTAGTTTGAAGTTACTTAGTGCTCGTTATAATATTATTATTGATAAAACTAAAGTAGCTAAAATAGCCAAAGAATCACATGAGGTATATGGATACCCCTGTGAAAATAAACCACAGAATGCCTTATGGGACGTGCAACACAAATTACCAGTGTTTACTAAAGGTAGTAAAAGTAAGAGTTTCTTCTGTGCCGGTTATTATATTATACAATTTAATAATGGGTGGGTTAAGAGTTACTGCCCTAAGTTAATTACTTTAAACAGATATCCTTATCAAGGACCATATAACACACAAGAAGAAATGCAGGTACAATTAAGATTAGCAAACGGAGGGCATGATGGAGAATCAACTTAGTCTACATTTAAAGGCATTTAACAACCGTGTTAAGGTTATGAATCAAACTAATAGCAACT